CATTCCCGGACTTGGGTATGACGGCTTGGTGGGATATTCTCCCATTGCTCTTGCGAAGAATGCAATCGGTATTTCCCTCGCCTGTGAAGACTATGGTTCTACCTTTTTCGCCAACGGTGCCAGTCCATCCGGTGTATTGGAACATCCGGGTGTCATTAAAAATCCAGAGCGTGTACGAGATGCCTGGCAGCGTGCCTATGGCGGTTCTAACTCGCATCATACCGCAATTTTGGAAGAGGGCATGAAATACACGCCTATTTCCATCCCCAATAATGAAGCACAGTTTCTCGAAACCAGAAAGTTTCAGGTAGAGGAAATTGCCCGGCTGTATCGAGTGCCGCTTCATATGATCGGCGATCTTGACCATGCCACATTCAGTAACGTGGAACATCTATCATTGGATTTCGTGAAATACAGTCTCGACCCGTGGATCGTTCGCTGGGAGCAAGGTATGATGAAAGATCTGCTTTCTGATTCAGAGAAAGGCAAGTATTTCATCAAATTCAATGTAGAGGGGCTTTTGCGTGGTGACTATGCTTCCAGAATGCAGGGCTATGCTACCGCAAGACAGAACGGCTGGATGTCCACCAATGACATTCGGGAACTGGAGGATATGAATCTGGTGCCGGAAGAACTGGGCGGCAATCTGTACCTCGTAAATGGCAGCTTCACCAAACTTGCTGATGCAGGTGCATTTGCAAAGAAAAATGAAAAGGAGGAAACGACCCATGAAGAATAATCGTTTCTGGAACTGGGTACGCAACGAAGAAACCGGTGCATCGGAGATGTATTTGTACGGTGCGATTGCGGAGAGTACATGGTTTGAAAATGACATCACCCCTGCCATGTTCCGCTCGGAACTGCAAAAACACAGCGGTGATGTGACCGTCTTTATCAACTCGCCGGGCGGCGATGTGTTTGCTGCCAGTCAGATCTATACCATGCTCCGAAACCATCCGGGCAAGGTTACGGTCAAGATTGACGGCATTGCCGCTTCTGCGGCTTCTGTGGTGGCGATGGCTGGAGAAAAAACCTTGATTTCACCGACCGGAATGCTGATGTGCCACAATCCGATGACCTGTGCCATGGGCAACAAGGCAGATATGGAGAAAGCAATCGCACTTCTGGATGAAGTCAAGGAATCCATTATCAATGCTTATGCAGAAAAATCGCATCTCAGCCGCAATAAGATCGCAAGGCTGATGGATGAAGAAACGTGGATGAATGCAGAAAAAGCATTGCAGCTGGGATTTGTAGACGGCATTCTCTTTTCTAAAAAGAATCCGTTTGTTCCAGAAGAAGAACCAGAAAAAACAGATCCAGATGAAAAAAAGAAAGAAAGCACAGCATCCATGCTGTACACACCATCCAAAACGCTGGATTCTTTTCTGCAGAAGATTTCTGCAACTGCATCCAAAGGCACGCCGATCAACCAATTGGACAAGCGGCTGGAGCTTTTGAAATATTAAAAATACAGGAGGACTGATACTATGACAATTCAGGAACTGAGAGAAAAAAGAAGCAAGGCATGGGATACTGCCCGTGACTTTTTGGATTCCAAGCGAAATGAAAGCGGTCTGCTTTCGGAAGAGGACAGCAAGACATACGATGCCATGGAGCAGCAGATCGTGGCATACGGTAAGGAAATCCAGCGGCTGGAACGACAGGCTCAGATTGAAGCGGAGATGAACAAGCCCACTTCTACGCCGATTCAGAACAAGCCGAACGCAGCCATTCACGGCGATACCAAGACAGGGATTGCATCTGATGCATATCGTACTGCTTTCTGGAACAGCATTCGCAATCGCAATTTTTACGATGTTCGAAACGACCTGCAGGTTGGTACAGATACTGAGGGTGGCTATCTTGTGCCGGGCGAATTTGAACGGAAACTGGTAGAGGCACTGACCGAAGAAAACATTTTCCGGCAGCTGGCAACCGTTATCAAAACTTCCTCCGGTGATCGAAAGATTCCCATCGTTACTTCTAAGGGCGAAGCTGCCTGGATGGACGAGGAAGACGCATATAAGCTGTCGGATGATACCTTTGGACAGGCTTCTCTTGGCGCGTACAAGGTGGGAACAGCGATCAAGATCTCTGAAGAATTGCTGAATGATGCAGCTTTTGACCTGCCGTCTTACATCGCAAAGGAATTTGCAAGAAGAATCGGTGCAAAGGAAGAAGAAGCTTTCTTCATTGGTGATGGCAAGGGCAAGCCGACTGGTATCTTTGCTGCAACGGGCGGTGCAGAGAGCGGAGCAACTACCAGTACTGCAAATATCACTTTCGATGATGTTCTGGAACTGTTCTATTCTCTGAGAAGCCCGTATCGTAAGAAGGCAGTGTGGGTTCTCAACGATTCCACAGTAAAGGCACTTCGTAAGCTGAAGGACAGCACTGGCAATTACATCTGGAATCCGTCTGTACAAGCTGGCGTTCCGGATACCATTCTCAATCGTCCGTACTACACTTCCAGCTATGTGCCGGAAATCAAGGCAGGTGCAAAGTGTCTCGCTTTCGGCGATTTCAGCTATTACTGGATCGGCGACCGTCAGGGACGTTCCTTTAAGCGGCTGAACGAGGTCTTTGCAATGAATGGTCAGGTTGGATTCCTCGCATCTCAGCGTGTCGATGGCAGACTGATTCTGACCGAAGCCGTAAAGACACTTGGCATGAAAGCGTAATCAGAGAAAGGGGTTGGAGTGGGTGGTAACTTTACAGGAAGTCAAGCAGTATCTGCGGATTGATTTTGAAGATGACGATACATTGCTTCTCTCCCTTATTTCAACTGCAAAACAGCTGGTAATGGATGTGGGAAGAATGGACGAGGAACGCTTTTCAGAAAACGAAGATGTAGTACGGACAGCAATGCTCTACACGGTTTCCTATCTTTATGAAAACCGCAATACCGCAGATTTTTCCAAGCTGACATTAACGCTTCGTGCCATGCTGTTTGCACAGCGAGAGGGTGTGATGTAATGGAAATTGGAACACTCAATCAGCGAATTACCATTCTGGAGAATCGTGTTGTTACCGATGAAATCGGCAATCACACTGCTGTGTGGGACGAAGCTTTTTCCTGCTGGGCAAGAGCAACCTTGAAATCTTCCGTAGAAAATACGGAAGCTGGTGTGACCAAAGAAACGCAGAAGCTGGAGTTTCTCATTCGGCAAAGTCGAAACTGGATGCCGTCTGTAACAGGCAATCGCATCCTGTTTCAGGGGAACATTTATGACATCATCGGTATTACACCGGATTATCTGCACAAGGATTATCTAAAACTTATGGCAGAAGCCAGAAAGGCAGGACAAAATGGCCAGTATTGACGATCTTGCAGAGGAAATCATGCAGGGTTTGCAGGAATATGCAGACCTTGCGGATACTGCCATGAAAAAGGCTGTCCGGAAAACCGCCACGCAAGTGAAAAACGAGATCTCTGCCAATGCTCCGAAGGACACCGGAAAGTATGCGAAAAGCTGGGCAACGAAGAAGACCAAGGAAAACAGCCATTCTCTTGAAATGACTGTACACAGTAAAAATCGTTATCAGCTGGCACATTTGTTGGAAAAGGGTCATGCCAAACGTGGCGGCGGTCGGGTATCAGGAAAACCGCACATTGCTCCTGCGGAAGAAAACGGTGTACAGTTGCTGGAGCATTTAATTGAGGAGGCGTTGTCATGACTTACGAAGAAATCGCTGAAATGCTGGAAGAAATGGGGCTGCCTTTCGCCTACCATCATTTTGCCGAGGGTGAAAGTCCCGCACCGCCTTTTTTGCTGTTCTTATCTCCCGGAGAGAATACGTTTTCGGCAGACAATTTGGCATATTTCAGTTGCAAACAGCTGGACATTGAATTGTACACAGACAAAAAGCAGCCGGAATTGGAAGAACAGGTGGAGTCAGTGCTTTCCCAGCATGAAATTTATTACACAAAAACAGAACTATTCATTGATTCGGAAGAATTGTATGAAGTGCTCTATGAGATGGAGGTTTGATCTATATGGCAATGGAGAAAAACAAGGTAAAGTTCGGTCTGAACAAAGTTCACTATGCAAAAATCACTTCTTATGATGAAGAAGGTGTACCGACTTTTGCAAAGCCGGTTCGCATTCCCGGTGCAGTGTCGCTGTCTATCGATGCAGAAGGTGAAGCATCCAATTTTTACGCTGACGATGGTGTGTACTATGTGATCAACAATAACTCTGGTTACACCGGCGATCTTGAAATCGCATTGGTTCCGCTTGAGTTTGCGACAGACATTCTCGGTGAGAAGCTGGATGAAAAGGGCGTTCTCACGGAAACCAATACTGCAGAAGTATCCCAGTTTGCACTGCTGTTTGAATTCAGCGGAGATAAGAATAAAATTCGTCACTGTCTGTTCTGTTGTTCTGCCTCTCGTCCGGCAACAGAATCCAGCACCATTGAGGACGAAAAGGAAGTTAAAACAGAAACGCTGTCTTTGACCGCAACGGCATTGAACAGTGGTTTGGTAAAAACTAAAACCTGTGAGAAAACGGATGCCGAGGTTTATGAGAATTGGTACAAGGCGGTATATATGCCAAATCTGGCTGCCGCTGTACAGAGTGGTAAAGCATCCGCAGCATCTGTGAAAGCGTAAGGAGGTGGCAGTATGGCAATTCAGAAGAACATCACCATTGATGGTATTGATGTGCCGTTTAAGGCAAGTGCGGCAGTCCCCAGACTGTATCGTCTGAAATTTCGCAGAGATATTTATCAGGACTTTGCAGCACTGCAAAAGTCTGTGGGAGAAAATACAGAGGAATCCTCTGCACTGGACATCGAGAGCCTTGAGGTGTTTGAGAACATCGCCTATATCATGGCAAAACACGCCGATGCAGCCATTCCGGCTTCTCCGGATGAATGGCTGGAACAGTTCAACACGTTCAGCATTTACGAAATCCTGCCACAGCTGATTGACCTCTGGGGCTTGAATGTAGAAACACAGGTTCAGTCTAAAAAAAACATCGCCCGATTGACCGACCGATGACCACACCGCTGTTTTTGTTGCGGTGCGTTCAGCTTGGTTTGTCAATGGG